CTATCCCTGTTTCCGATGCCACAAACCTTCGAGCGCCTGGCGCCGATCCTTGCGCCCCACCTCGATGTAACCCCGGGTCGTCTCAAGGTCCTTGTGCCGAAGAATGTCCTGGATCACGAAGGCGTCGACACCCTGCCGGGCTAGGAGGGTGGCACAGGAGCCCCGGAGCCGGTGCGGGGACAGCTTGGGCAGTCCAACCAGCCGCCCGGCCCTCTTGATGGCATAGGTGGCGAAGTGGGCCCAGTGGGGGCGCCATTGCCCCTCGTCGTCCTGGAAAGCCAGCACCCAGGGGCAGAGAGGCATCGCCTTTCGGCTCTCGGCCAAGTCCTGGATGAGGCCCCACAGTTCCGGCGGCACGTCGATGGCAACCGCCTCTCCGCCCTTCGATTTGAGGTCGTCCTGGTCCTCGTCCCATTTGCCCGGAGTGTAGGTCGATCCGTCTGGGGCGAACAGGTCCCACCGCATCTGAAGGGCCTCGCTCTCCCGGAGCCCCATGTAGAGCATCGCCATGACACAGATGATCACCTCGGGGTTGCGGGACTCCCGGACGTGGGCAAGGAAGGGCTCGATCAACTCCTCGGGCAGGACCACCTTGGGTTTCTTCTGGATCCTCTGCTTCTCCACCGCCCAGGTGACCTCGGAGATCAGCCCCTCGGCCAGGGCATAATTCCAGAGGGCCCGGAGGTGGCGGAGCAGGAGGTTGGCGGTCGCCTTGGAGTGGCGCCGGCCAGAGGGCCCGGAGCTGGCCAGGAGCTGCCGGCGAATCTCGGTGATATGGGCGGAGGTCACCTGGTCGGCCGGGACCTTGGCGAATTTCGGGAGGAGATATTTCTCGAAGTCGAACATGGCCCGCTGAATGTGCAGCTCGGAGAAGGTCTCGGCGTTGTCCTCTTTCCAGAACGCCACCAGCTCCCCGACGGTTGGGGCCGGCGCATCACCCTCCCGCTTCCCATCCATGGCATTGAGGAGGGCCCGAAGCCACTTCCTGGCGCCCTCGGGGGTCCGCTTGCCGGTGGACCGATGGATTTCCTGGCCCTTGTGCCGGATGCGGCAATGGTAGACATCCCCGACCTTCTTCAGGTTGTTCGCCCATCCATCTGCCATGGCATCACCCCAAACGCCACATTTTACGACAGAAGAAGAAATATTTCGTCGCATCTTGATTTTCAGCCCAAATGGGCCGATACTTCTTGCATCGAAGGAGAACGACCATGACCAATACCACAACCAAAGCCAAGGGCGCCTGGGCACTCACGAACCCCTCCCTGGCCCAGCAGGAAGCCATCCTGGCGATCAGCGCAGGGCGGACCCCCAAGTCAGGCATCGCCACGATCAAGGGGCTCCTGAAGCGGGGGCTCATTGCCGCCACCGGCACCGGCTACAAGCTGACCCCCGACGGTACGACCAGCGCGGTCCTGATCAAAAAGTGGTGCTAGACCGAACCACCCCCAGGCGCCCCGGAAGGGGCCTTTGGGCGTGAAGGGACACATCATGAGCCACGGTTACGACCTCACCGCCTCCCGCTTCTACGACCGCCGGCAGTCCCGGATCCTGCCTCGCATCCTCTATATCCCCGTGGGGATGCTGGTCGAGATGCTGGCCACCAAGGCGATGGCCCGCGTGTCGTCCTGGCTCAAGGCGGCCTAAGCCAATCCCTCACCACCATCAAGGAGAACGATTTGAGATTGATCTGTTGGGTTTCCGGCGGCTGCAAGTGGAGGGTGATCAAGGAGGAATGGGTCGAGCCCACCAAGGACCGGCCGTTCAGCCAGCTCGTCCGCCATCACGAATGCGTCATGTGTCTGGACACCAAGGCCACCCTGACCAGCCCCCGGTCCAGCGAGTCCCTGTTCTGCGTCCCGGACGAATTCAATTCGGACATCCATGAAGTTGCGACGGCGAAGCCATGAGGTGCATCGACCTTTTCGCCGGGGCAGGGGGATTCAGCGAGGCCGCTAGGATGGCCGGGCATGAGGTGGTCTGGGCTGGAAACCACTGGCCGTCTGCCGTGGCCGTCCATCGAGAGAACCACCCGGACACCATCCATCTGTGCCAAGACCTCCACCAAGCCGACTGGACCTCTCTCCCGGATTACGACCTTCTCCTGGCCTCTCCATGCTGCCAGGGGCATTCCCGGGCCCGGGGCAAGGACCGGCCCCATCACGACGCTGCCCGGTCAACAGCCTGGGCCGTTGTCTCCGCTGCCGAGTGTCACCGCCCTCGGTCCGTGGTCATCGAAAACGTCCCGGAATTCGCAAAGTGGGCCCTGTTCCCAGCTTGGGCCGCTGCCATGGAAGCCCTGGGCTACACCCTTCGGACCGAAGTTCTGGACGCCCAAGAATTCGGGGTGCCCCAGCAACGGAAGCGTCTGTTCATCGTCGGCCAGCTCCAAGGAAAGGCATTCGACTTCCGGGGGCTGGGTGGCCAAGAGTCCATGCCGATCAGTGGCGCCCTTGACCTGGACAGCGGGTCGTGGTCATCCTGGCGCCCCGAGAACCGCAAGAAGGTTCTGGTCCCGGCGACCATGGCGCGGATCCAGGCGGCCCTGAAGCGTCACGGCGATGCCCCGTTCTGGATTCCCTACTTCGGGAGCAACGTGAACGGCTGGCCCTTGACGGCCCCCATCTGGACGATCACCACCAGGGACCGCTACGCCATCATCCATGGAGACCGGTTCCGGTTCCTGACCGTGGACGAGTGCCGGGCGGCCATGGGGTTCCCCGCCGGCTACCGCCTGACCGGAAAGGTCCACGTCGACAAGATGCTGCTCGGGAACGCCGTGTGCCCGCCAGTCGCCGCCCAGCTCCTTCGCCGCCTCGCGGTCTGACCTTTTCGAGGAGATACTATGCCGATCAATTCCAAAGGCGGTTATTCCGGTCGCGGACCGACCCCGACCGGTGCGAAGCCTCCAAAAACCAGGGGAACCATGGCCCATCGCGTCATCGACACCTTGACCCCGCTGGAGCGGATCAGTTGCGGGATGCCGCTCCCTGGTGACCTGGAATGGATCCAGGGGCTCCAGGCCAAGGTCGCCGAACTGGACGCCCTCATGGATTCCGTCACCCCCTCCAAGGACGCCGAGGGGATCATCCTCAACGCCAAGACCAGGCTGGGCGGGAAGCCGACCGACAGCCTGATCCAGCTCTGCTATGAGCGCAACGGGGAGCAGGACAGGCTCCGGGCCCGGGTTGCAGAATTGGAGGACTCCCTGAGTAAAAGCCAGGAGGAAGCTGCATGTCACGAGATAGGTGCGACCGAGAGACGCAAGGAACGGGACATCCTCCGGGCCCGGGTCGCCGAGCTGGAGACCATCGCAAGAGCCGACCTGGAGACTTTCAGTCGGCTCCATGTCCGGGTAGCGGAGATGGATGCGGAGAGCAGACGCAATAGGCAGGGGTTTGAATTCCATGCCGGCCGGGCGGACCGCCTTCGGGTCGTCCTGGTGCGGATCGCCAAGCCCCTGGGCGACGGTTGCGGGTGCGGCGGCCCCGTGTGCCAATGCGAAAGCCCCGAAGCTGTACGAGCCGAGCTGGATGCCCGCATCGACCTCGCAACCGAAGCCATCAAGGGCTGATGCCCAGAAGGAGGTCCCTTGCGGATCTGGAAATATCCCCTCGAAGTTGCCGACCAGCAAAACCTCAAGCTCCCCACCGGGGCGAAGATCCTAACCGTCCAGGCTCAGGATGGGAATCCCTGCCTCTGGGCACTGGTGGACGAAACCCTTCCCAAGTTCAGGTTTGAAATCCATGCCATCGCCATCTATGGCACCGGCACCCCCATCCCAGACGAGCCGGGAGACTATATCGCCACCTTTCAGATAATGGGCGGCGAGCTGGTTTTCCATGCCTTTGAATACAAGTAGCACTCGTATCCATGACCTCCCAGGTCATGTCGAACCCCATTTCATGACCTCCCAGGTCATGCCACCTGACAGGAACCCCATGAACCAACCCAAGCCTGACCCCTGCGAATACGTCCGCCACACCTACTCCGTCCCGGCCAGGGTCGGGATGCACGTCACTTTCAATCGAGCCCCGGGCGTCATCAAGGGCGGGTCGAACTATGTGTCGGTCCTCCTGGCCGGCAGGAAGACCCCCGTCAACATCCACCCGACCGACCCGGACCTCATCTACCTCAATGACGACGGCTCCCGGGCCTTTCCCAAGGAATAGAATCATGAACCTTCTGAAACATACCTTTTTCGTCACCGACACCGAAACCACCGGCCTGGATCCGGTCGAGCACCGCGCCGTGGAAGTGGCCGGCGTCCTCGTGGTCAACGGCCAGATCACCATGGCCATGACCACCTATCTCAACCCCGGGCGCCCCATCCCTGCCGTTGCGTCGGGCGTCCACGGGCTGGTCGATGCCGACGTGCAGGACGCCCCCACCCTGGATGAGACGATACCCTTCCTGCGGGGCTTCGCGTTCGATGCCGACGCCATCGTGGCGCATAACGCCCCGTTCGACCGGTCCATCTTGCCGGGCATGATCGAAAAGCCCTGGCTGGACACCCTGCGGCTGGCGCGTCGGCTCTACCCCGGCTTCGCCAGCCACCAGAACCAGGCCCTCCGTTACGAGCTGGGCCTCCGCTGCCCCGAGGCCGACGGGATGCCGGCCCACCGCGCCCTGGCCGACGCCTACGTCACGGCCAGGCTCCTGGTCCACATGCTGGTCGAGGCCGAGGAGGCGGGGATGCCCGGCACCGTGCCGGAGCTGATCGACGCCATCGAGGCGCCGATGCTTCTGACCACCTGTGGCTTCGGGAAGCACCGGGGCACCCCCTGGGCGGAGGTGCCCAAGGACTACCTCCAATGGATGACCAAGGGGATGCCCGACATGGACGATGACCTGAGATTCACCGTCCGCCACGTCCTGGCCAACCACTACAAAAGCGGGCAGTAATATGAACGGGAAGATTCGGCCCAAATGGGCGATACTTGGGCTGGAGAAGCTCATGGCGAGGACAGGACGGCCCATCACGATCCCCGGCCTATGGGGGCCCCTGGCGGCCCGCGTCGGTGGCGTCCAGGCATTGGCGCGGGTCCTGGGCGTCCCGGAGCGGTCCTTGCGGAACTGGGCGACCAACAACCGGTCCATGGATGCCATCGTGGCCTCCAAGGTTGCTGACTTGCTGGAGGGCGAGAGCCTTCCGGTCTACAGTCACCCGGGCCTGGTGACCTACCACCTGGCGTCGGCCCCGGAGGGCTGGATCCAATGGCCGAAGCTGGTCGGTGGATGGTCGGCGCGGTCGGCATGGAAGGGAGACCCGACCGAGTTGGTTTCGGGCGACTCCAGGGCGGCCAGGGACCACGGGTGGCCGTGGTGAAGGGAGATCACATGAGCGAATGGCAACCCATCGCCACCGCGCCGAAGGATGGGGGCATGATCCTGATTGCCTCCGATGGGCAAGCGGCGGTTATGCGTTGGAATCTGGCTTGTCAATGGTGGTCGCTGGTGGTGACCGGCGATGGAGCCAGCAGTTCCCGATGGGAAGACATGGAATGGGACGAACGGGCATGTTGGATGCCCATTCCTACTGGGTTCGAGGTGAAACCATGAAGGTATCGGACCTCATCAAGGCCCTTTCGCATTGCCGCCAGGACGCGGAGGTCTACCACGGCGAGGAAAGGGACGCTGCCCGAGCCCATCTCCGCAACTGCCGCGTTCAAGGCGCTGAAAACTAACCGAGGAGTTCCTCCATGTCAACTGCCCGGGTGCTGTTCCAGAAGAACCTTCAACGGTTTTTCCGCGAAACCTACCCTGACAAGGGATTCAGAGTCACCCAATGGTCCTATTTTTGGGAACACATGGGTTTATAGTCACCAATTGTCCGTTCTGTGCAGCGGACCCTTCCCAAGGAGTGAAAATGAAAGTTGCTAAAATCCCGACAGTGAAAGTAGGTTGGGTATTCGCTCACGACACCCACGGTGTGGTTCGGTTCACGAAAGAAGCCGAGAAGCTCCAGATGAGCAATCCCGATCCCCGCCGGATCTTTTTGGAAACGGAAACAGGCATTCTTCCCCTCCGCGCAAGGGATATTTGCCCCATCAACAATCTGTCTGCTTTCTGCATTCAAATCCAAGAGGAACAGTCCCGCCGTGAAGATCTGGAGGAAACCGGTGTCATGACCGGTGTCAAGGACGATCCCAAGGAGTAGCGCCAAACCATCAGCATCAAGCGACAATAGTCTACCGCCGCCCCGAAAGGGGCTTTGGCGGTGTAGAACCACCCCCGAGAGGGGGAACGGTCACTGATCTTTTCGACCTACCTCAAACTGAAATCTAGCAACAAGACGTTGCGAATGTCCGTTCTCGTCGGACCCAGGCCCCACCGGGGGCCTTTCGCTATGCCTGTTTCTGGGCAGCGTCGGTGGCGCGATTTTGATGGGCCCTGGCCCGGAGCCATTTGGTATTGGGAGGCAGGGCAGGGACGGACCTTCGCCGATCTACGAAGGTTGGAGTGGTCGGGACCGCATCAATCCCCATCGCCTCCTCCATCCGCTCCATGGACTGGCTGGCGTCAAGGTAGAGGGCCCGAGCTACCCTGGAGAGGATCGGCGTCCCGCATTCCTCCAGGCGCTCGGCCAGAGAGAGAGAGAGGAGCGTGATCCGCTCGACCGACTTAAATATTTCATCATCCATGCGCGTATCCACTTAGCCCACCTTTAACTTTTCAAGAGTCTACACGTTCCAGAAATAAATAAGGTGCCATATTTATTGTGATAGCAAGATCGCCGACGGAATGAGATTCATTATGAATGCCTATTCGCCGACACCCAGGACGCCCCCGCAGAGACGAGCCGCCGGCCCCCTCCCGAAGGAGGGTTATTCGGATCCCGGTCGACCTAGACGAAGAACTGGCCCAGGAAGCCGAGGCCCGGGGATACAGTTATCAAGCTGCGATCAGGACGGCAATCGTGATTCTACTTGAGTCATGGCGAAAAGAAAGCGAATCTTAATTCAGGGCCGGGGCATGTTGATTTGCTCCCGTGGGTCGCGGGTGGCAAAATACGCTGCATAGGCCCGGTCGGACTCGCGCAGGACGACAGAGAGCCGGGCCCGTTTCCGCTCGTCGCTGGTGGGCTCGATCACCTGTCCTTGCGGCTCTTTCCGGGGTTCCCGGCGGGGCTTGTCCTTGGACTTCATAGAGCTATGCCCCAATGTAGGCGGCAAAGTTGATCTGACTGGTGGCGCCCAGGGCGTTGGTGGCGTCGTTGTTTTGGAACTTGACGGTCACGAACCGGCCATTGGGGCGCACGAAGAAGCTCTGGGCCCCGGTCGCCGGGGCAATGTTGGTGAAGACGGCCTGGCTCAACCCGGAGGCGCCGGCCTGGCCGAGGACCCGGGCCGGCATGGTGATGTCGTTGGCGATGTCGGTGCCGTAGGCCGTGACGGTGTTCAGGGCGGTTTCAGGGGCGGCGGGGTCCACCGTGACCTGGACCAGGGTGTAGGCGTCCCAGGTCTCGCCCAGATCGAAGGAGACGGAAGTGGTGGCGCTGGCAGCGAGGCTGGCGATGGATCCACTCACGCGGCCGTCCTGCCCTCCCTGAAGTCCTCTGCGGCAATTTACGGGCATGGTCAACTCGCTTTCTTGACTTTGTCGGCATAGGCCGAGAGGTGCTTGGCAAACTGGGCGGGGCGGAGAGAGAGGTGGCAGGCACAGTTGGGATGCGCCGGACAGCATGGCCAATACATCTCGGCCTTGTCCCGCTTGTGCCCGGCCCTCTTGTCCCAGGGATGGGCAGACCTCCCGATGTTGTTCTTGCCCACCCAGACATCGGTGTCGCCATTGCGCTTGGGATCATCGGCGGCCACGACCTTGAGCTGTTTCTTGGCCTGGGCGAGGCAGTAGGGGCAAGCATTGGGGGCGGCGATCCAGGTTGCAATCCAGCCGTCGTCGGGGTTCACGCTCGCCAGGGCGCCATTCTGGACGGCCATGGCGGATTCGGTCAGGGCGATCCGGCGCCAGTCCCGGTTGAGCTGGCCGAAGCGTTCCAGGAGCCGACGCTCCAGCTTCCCCGGGCCCTCCTCGGCCTGTTTGGACGTGACCAGCTCGGTCACCAAGGCATGGCGGGTCGAGGACTGGAGATGGGTGGCGTATTCCATGCCCCGGGCCTTGGTCCACTCCATGGAAGCGACCTGGGAAGGCTCCACGATGTCCATGGCCTTCATCCAGTCGGGCAGCACTGGAGGCGCCTTGATGGCTTGGCCGACCTTGAACATCAGGTGCGACCGCATGGCGAGGCCCTGGGCGGCAGCCTCGGCGGATCCGGCGGGGGTCAGGGCGTCAGTGAGCTTGGTGATGACCTTGGTCCAGCCGTCCATCAGGTGGACCGGATCCTGGCCCGTCTTGAATAGGTCCATCACGCGGCCCCAGCCGGAGACGTTGGCGTTGAGCGGCATGAACCCGGCCTTGACCAGGAGGCGGGGCTGGACGTTCCGGCCCAGGACACCAGAAAGCATTCCCACCAGGAACTTCTGGCCCCAGCCATAGAAGGCCATTTCGATGGCGTTGATGGCCGGGTCGGGGTGCGGGCCCCAGAACGGACGCTCGGCTTCGGTCTGCTTTCCGGTGGGCGGGCCTGGCTCCCGGCGGCGGGTGATCGCCTTCAGGATGGGGCGGCCGATGCGCGGGTCCGGGCTATGGCCGAAACGGGGGTCCAGATCGGGGGCGGGGATCATTCATCCTCCGATGTCCCGCTCAAGGCGTGAAGCCGATCCGAAACCTCTCCGCCGAAGCCTCCAGGAGGGCCCGCAGGAGCGTCCGGGTCGCCTTCGCCGCCATTCTCTCCACCATCGCCGCCGTCTTCACCTTCGGGGCCACCTTCGGGCTGCTGGGCGGCCTGGGGGTTGAGTGCATTCTGGACGGCCGCCTGCATGGACGGATTGAGCGGGGTGATGCCCACCTGGGGGTTCGGGAATTCGGGCAGCCCACCCCAGCACTTCCGGGCCTCGTCATAGGTCAGGATGGCCTGATACCGAGAGAATTCGGCAGCGAGGACGCCAGGGTCGGCCGGCAGGGCGCCGATGGACGGAACCGGATGAGGACTCATGCCCAGGGATGCCCGATGCTCGTCAATCGTGGACATCCGGGCCCGCTCCGCCGCCTTCCACTTCTCATCCTCGGCCACCAGGCCGGTGAAGTTGAAGCGGACCCACGGCGCGAACCGGGACACGATGTCGGTGCCCACATACCCAGCAATGTCACCCAGGAAGGGACGGAGGCCCTTGTCTTTGGCGGCGGCCAGGCGCTCGGAGGTGTCGTCCCCGGACATGCTGGACTTCTCGTCGGAGTAGCCCGACAGGCCAATTTCCACGGGGTCGATGCCGTAGATGGCACAGGCGATGGCCGTCTGGAGGGAGATCCATTTGGCGAAGGCCATTTCGGAGAACGGGGTTCCGGTCTGGACGAAGTTGGCGGCCCCTTGCTGGCCCCGGCTCATCATGACCGGCATCCCGAAGTTGTTCCCAGCGCCCCGGATCTTGGCTTGCCACATGGCGTTGAAGGCTTGCATCTGGGTCTGGTCGTAGTTCCCGCTCATCACCAGGATGCCTCTAGGGATGGCGTTGTTGTCGATGCCTTCGCGGGTGTAGGCCACGGCCTGAAGGAAGTTGGAAATGGTCTCGATGCAGCTCTCCATTTCAGAGAGCCCGTAGCCGCACCACTCCAGGTCCGTCTGGGGGTTGCGCTGGAAGATGCTGGCCTGTTCCGGGGTGAATTCGATGATCTGACCCGGCTGGGTTTCCTGGATCAGGAAGGAATCGGGGATGTTGCCGGCCGAGTCCGCGTCCTGGTTGCGAAAGTAGAAGGTCGAGCTGTCCCGCATGAAGAACGAGTCCAGCCCCCGCGACCCGCGAAGGGGGACCAGCTCGGTCGCGCAATGATCGAAGGTCAGGCCGTCGTTGGTCAGCTTGCGGAGGTAGATCGGGAGGCCCTCCCGCTTGAGCTTCCGGCGTTCCAGGGCGTCGAATTCGCGGCCACCGCAGACCAGGAACTGGGTCAACCAGCTCATGTAGGCCCGGTGATCATCGCCCAGCTCGGCGTTGGGATCGGCGGCCGATAGGCGCCAGCCCACCGCGTCGTCCTTCATGCTTGGGTTGGAGAAGGCCATCACCTGGCGGGTTCGGGTCCGATGGATGGCCTGGATGACCTCGATCCGCTTGGCAAGCTGTTTGAGGGCGACGAAGGGGAGGCCCGGCTTGGGGATGTAGACGCCACCGGAGCCGCCGCCGTAGGAATTCAGGAACGGGGTGACCCGGGCCTTGGGGTCATCGCTGCCCGGGGTCGTGGTCTGGAGAGCCTTGGCCACCATGCGGCTGGCCACCTTCTCGGCTTGCTGGAGCTGGACCCACTGGGAAACCATCCCGATCAAGTCGGGGTGCGGGTTCTCGTTTCCATATGCTTTCTGGACCTCGCGGCCGGCGTCCTGTTGTTCGTCCAGGGGAGCCATGGGGTCATTCGCCACGGATGCGGCTTGGCCCAGGTGCGAGAAGGCGCCACCGTTGATTGCTGAGAAGGAGAATCCAGAGGTGTCGCTCACCAGACAACCTCACCAGAGATGGGCGGAATCTCGGTGACGCCCTCGGCTATTTCGCGGGGGTAATACATGGCGCAAGCTGGGTCGGCGCCCCGACAGGTGAAGTTGTTGGAGGCGCATTTACCTTCCGCAGGGCTGGCTAGCGGGTAGGAGGTGCAGGACTCGCAACGGTTGGCGCGGAGGGCGGCCCGCTGGGAGGTGATTTCATCCCAGATACCGGAGGGTTGGATTGGAGTGGTCGGGTCCACGGCCGACGGCGGCGTGACAGCGGCGGGGGCAGCCCCGACGGGCCCGACCGGGAACCCAGCAGCATCGGCGCCAGCCATGGGCGGACAGCCCCAGGCGTTGCGTCCCATGGTGCAGAGGTAGGCGCCGATGGCCATGCTGATCACCCGGTCGTCGTGGCAGTTCGGCAGGGCTTCCGGCTTGCCCGTGGGCCCGCGCTGGAAGGTGCTGCACTCCCGCCAGAAGTTGGGATCCAGGCAGATGAGAGCCTTGGAGCGAATGGCCGTGTCCAGGGCGTCCACGATCATGGGGCGCGTCTTGGCGTCGGTCGGGAAGCCAGCCCGAAGGAACGAGATGGTGCCCCCCTGGTCATATTCCAGGTGCCGGTAGACCTGGGGATACTGGCTGGTCTCCAGGGTGTTGATGGTGGAGTGGCCGTGGTTGTTGCGTTCCACCGCGATGCAGGCCCAGTTGAAAAGGCGCCCAGCACCCATGAGAAGGCGCCCGAATTCGATGGGGGTGATGCGGCCGTGGATCACACCTACGGCCCGGAGGTCCCGGACCCGGATGATCCAGCCGCAACAGAAGTCGGCCCCGCCCCGCTCGGGATCAGTGACATCGGTCACTCCGGCGTCCTTGCCTTCGGCGACATCGCAGGAGATCAGGTACTGCTCCCCGGGAATCGGGTTCTCCCAAAGGAACACATGGGCCCGGGGCGACTGGGGCGCCGGCAGCTTGCGGGCGGACTCCATCATGGCGTTGACGATCTTGGCGTCGAACATCGGGCGGCCGGTGGACAGGAAGGCGCCCAGGAGGGATTCCGGGTATTCCTGGGCGAACAGGTCGCCCAGATCCTGGCGTTTCTTGCGCCTCCATGCGATTTGTTCCAGGGTCAGACGCTCACGGACCATCAGCTCCACTTCCTCGGCGTCTGGGGTCTCCCCGACGGGCCAGGGGGCCTTGTATTCGGGGTGGCGGAACCAGGGGTAGTAGACGACGTCGAAGGGAGAATTCCCGGCCAGGGCCTTCATGACGAGGTGGTAGTAGTCATTCTGGCCGTTGGCCGTGGTCTCCAGCAGGATGTTCCCATCGGCGCCGACGCCCTGGACGTAGCTGGCCATGAAGCTGGGGAAGTTGCGGTAGAAGGCCGCTTCCGACGCATGTAGGTTGTGGATCACGCCGCCGCGCCAGGGGTGCCCGGCCTCGGTGTCGATGATGAATTTGCTGGGCGGGAAGACGGCCTGGTCCCCGGGGAAGACAATTTCAAACTCGTATTTCGTGTCGGACTTGAGCTTGAGGGCAGCCTTCAGGGTGGGCGGCAGATGCTCAAAGAATAGGCGATAGGTCTCCAGTAGGATTTCGGAGATGCCCTTGTCGTGGGACAGGACGACCGTCACGCGGCCCGGGTTCTTGATCCCGTCCATGAAGTAGAGGGCCGCGATGAACGTCGAAAAGCCGAGCTGCCGGGGTTTGACGATGGCGTCCCGGATGCCCCGGAACCGGTCTAGGCCCTTCACGGGGGCATGGCGGCGGCGGAGCGTCCGAAGGTAGTCATGCTGGATCGGGTTGACCGCGAAGGGGAGCAGGGGGCCACCTTCCTTGGTCCTGATCTTGAGGGCAGCCGCCGAGAACAGGTCCAGCCGCCCGCCCAGATGGTTCAGCTTGGCCTCCCGTGGCATGTCGGCGATGGGCGCCAGGATGGCGCGGGCGCGGGCTTCCTGTTCTTCGAGTAGGCTCATTAGGCTTCCTTGGTCCAGAATTCGATGGACCCGTCGGCGCTCGGGATCCCGTATTGAGTGCGGCCCTGGTTATCGAGCCGTTCATAGACCACCAGGGGCTCGGCCTCGATCTTGTCCCTGAACAGGTGGATGTTGGAGCGGAGGGCCTTGAACCAACTATCGAAGTTGGCGAGTGTCTCCCGCATGGCGACCTTTCGATGGGCTTTGGCGCGGGCCAGCCGCTGGACCTGAGCTTTCGGGAGGTGGTTCATGACTTCACTTCTCTTTTCTCGTTGAATTTTTCAAGGAGGGATTGCTGGAGAGTGTGAAGGCGCTCCAGGTGGCAATACCTCAAGTCCCTGGGCTGGACGGCGCCCACGATGGTCTCCAGAGCCGTCATGGCGAGGTTCCAGTCCAGGGTGACCTCGGCCTGGATGGGCAGGATGGCGCGGTGTTCGGACATCATTCCGATGCCCTCCGAAGCTCCAGCTCCAGGCTGGCCAGGAGGTTCCAGGTCGCTTGGGCCAGGTGGAGACAGCCCGTGTCCTTGTCCCGGGTCTCCCCGCTCCCCAGGGCCAGGAGGTGACGCATTGCGGCATTCATATATCGGGTCTCTCCGTCGGCGACCGCCTTCCATCCGTTGGGGGAATATTTCCGGGCCCCGATAGTGGAGACGTTGGCGACCTCGGCCAGGGCCATGGCGAAGCCGGAGACACAGAGCCAGGGCAGCGGTTTCCCGGCGTCCAACTTGGCGCCCGGCTCGTGCTGGCCGATGCCGTTGGGGTCCACGTCCAGGAGGCCGGTGAAGCACGGGGCTGGGTCCGTCTTGCCACCGATGTCGGCGGGGGCATCGGTGAAGCCGTCCAGGAAGGCCCTCATCTCAACGGGAGGAACCCCAACGAGCAGGGACTTCCATGAACCGGGCAGAGTGGGCGGAAGAATGGTCATGGCTTGGGCTCCTGGAATACCAGACGGCGCATGTCGTTGAGGTGGGCCTGGACGGCAGTCATCTGGCCGGCGCTACCGGAGCCCTCGGAGGGGCGGAGGCCGCACTCCCAGAGCTGGTCCATGAGTTGCTGGCCTATGTCGGAGCCCATGGTCATCAGGGGCGGAAAATCGGCGCCTTCGTCCTGAGTGGTCAGAATGAGGTTGGTGGCCACCGTGACCTTGGCCCCATCCACCACGGCCAGCCGGAGGTCGATGTCGTTATGGAATCGCCATGGGGTTCGGGTGGCTCGGACCAAAAGCTTACCCGGGATCATCTGGTCCCCGATGCGGGCGAAGTTGAATGTGGGCTCACTCATCGGTGGGCCTCCAGGATGGCGTCCGCCGCGAGGACGGCCCGCATCATGCGGCCGAAGGTGATGCTTTCCGCGTCCTTCCACTTGCTCAGGTCCAGGGCCAGGGCCCGAACCTCGCCCAGAAGCTTTGGACGGGCGAGCTCGGGGGCGCCGGGTTCATCCTTTAGGGCGATCCGGTAGAGAGTCTGGAGGACATGGGCCGGGGATGTGCTGGTGGGCTCCCCGATGCAATCCATGAGGGGGATGGTGAACAGAACCCGAACGTCATTATTTGACTGTTGGGGGAGGAATTCGACGCGTATCTTACACCCCCTTCCAGGTGGGATCAGGGACCTCCTCGTCCTTCCCCCAGGATGTCCGGTCGAAAGTCACCCTCCAGGTCCCGGCCCTTGCTCCCCAATCCAGAGAGAATATGGAGCGGTCACAGGCAGGGTTCATGCCCTTGATAAACGAACCCATGAGGTGAAGGTGGGACTGGGATTGCTGGTCCCGTTCGTCATCGAGCATCTTTTGGCCAATGGCGAGGGTATAGCCGCCCTCGAAAGCCTCGGCCGGGCTCCAGCTCTGGTAGCCGTCCTCGTAGATCACATAGTAGCCACCGGGTTGCGGATCGTGCTTCAGGACGTAGCCGGCGGGGACGGGGACGGAATAACCATCTTCCCCGACCAACCTGGTTTCGCTGGGGGTGGCTTTGTCGAAGACGACACTATGGATTTTGAAGGCGTGGACCTTCTTGTGGCAGACATAGAGGGGAATCAGGAGGGGATCGGTGGTCATGGCATTCCTTTGAGCGAGAGAGGGATGGATCCGGGTTATCCGATGTAGCCCATGACGCAGCCCAGGGGCACGATGAAGATGCCGGCGATGCGGACGATCACGACGGGGTGGAACGGGGCAGCGGAGTGGCAGAGCTTGACGATGTTGGCGATCCAGCCACCAACGGATGCGATCCCGACGGTGGCGATGAGCAGGGCGAGAACGGCCCCGGTGGCGGTGGATCCTGCTTGCTTGATGCGGTTCATAGGGGCTCCTTGTGGCGGTTGGGTTGGGGCAGTTCAGAGAAGGGGGGATAGGCCCCCCTTCATTCAAATGCCAGGGGTCCGGGCTAGGCCGGGGCGGAGGTCAGGACGCAGCCCTCTCGCTCCAATCGACCTTGAAGCGGGGGTCACGGAACGGCCTACCGTCCCGACGGCCAAGAGGACAGACCACCATCCGGCGGTAGGCTGGGATGATGGGCGCCAAACACCAGCGCAGAGGCAGGGCGGGCATGGCGCAGAAGGGGAAGGCGAAGCTGATCATAGGCCCAGGATCTCCAGGCATTTTTCGGCGATCTCGCGGGGGTTTTCCTCCCCGATATGGTCCGGGTGGTCAATGTAATCGCCCGGCCAGCTTGCGATCCGTTGAAGAATGGACGCCAGGAGGTCTTCCGCGCTGACTTCCTCCTCATCGTCCTCGTCGGGCTCAACCCGATGGACCGTTGGGCGGCCGGGATCCCGCCGGTCGAAGGCGACAAGATTTGTCGTTTCGTTCATGCCATACACCCCGCAAAGGCGAACTCAGCCAAGTTTCCAACCCGAGCATCGGCGCCCAGGGAGGTCAACCTGACAAGATGGGATCCATCCTCCAGGACAGCAGCGCAGTCTCGGCCGTCGGCAGAGATGATCACCTGGACAATGTGGTGCTGGACGGGCGCCTTGGCCGGGCGGGGCTTGTGGTCCTTGTGCCGGATGAATGGCGGGAAGGGAGGAATGGGTGGGAGGTCGGGCATGGCCAGGCCGCCCTCCCGGGCAATGACCTTGATCTGGCCGAGGGTGGACCTAGCCTGGCTCCGGTACCGTTTGCTGGCCGGGTCAGTCTTCAGGCGCTCGATGACCACCAGATAGGCGGCGGAGCGGGTGGCAATCTTGTCGGCGCTGGTTTTGGACCGGAAGGGGGCCGTTGGACTCAATGGCTTGGCTTTGGCCTTGGGTGCCAGGAGGGCCACGACGGGACAAACCGCAGGGACAGGGGCGGGCTCAGGGGTCGCGTCAGCCGTGATGAATGCCTCCAGGCGGGCAACCTGGGCCCCGTTGTCCATCTTCCATCGATGCATGGCCGGGAGGTCGTCATCCCAGGGCTTGGTGTCCAGGATCATTTCGAGCTGATGGACGGCTTCGGCGGTGGTGAGGTGGTCGGTCATGGGGTTACCTCAATCTCAGAAAGGTCCATTTCAGTTCGCTTGGTCCCACGGGCGTAGATGGTGACAAAGGGGCCCGCCTTGGCCGCACCATCCGGCATTCGGGTGACCCATTCCGCCCCATACCATCCGCCACGGTTATTGCCTGGGAAAGCAGGCCCAGCCTGCATGGATACCTGATCCTCGGGTTGGCACTTGGCGAGGATGGCCTGGAGGTCCGCGACGGTCATGGCTTCACTTCCAGGGCAACATGGACTTGGGCGACGAGTTTCAGGAGGTCCCCGGCGCCGTCCCCGGTGGCTTGGTCCAGGAGGCGCCCGGCCGCCCCGTCACCAAACATGCAGATCAGGCCGGCGCGGATCGAGCGGTGCAGCTTGGCAGCGGCGGCAGCGTCCTCGTCGGACCCAGCTAGGAGGCCATACCAGGCCGACAGGGCGAAGGATGCCTGGGCAGCCACGGCCCACCAGCCAGCCTCAGCCATGGCGATCATGGGCCCGCGTTCCTCGAAGGCGGCGGTTGCGGCAGCGGTTGCCCGGGACAGGAAGGCGGGGGCAGTGTAGCTCCCTCTCGACCCCAGGACGGAGGCCATCTCCCGGGCCATCTCCAGCAGCCGCTCGGTCACCCGGGAGTGCCCGGCGTTTAGGTAGAGGGTATGCAGAGCCCAGACGTGGGCCATACAGGTGCCCCAGCAGACCGTCACGGCGTCCAGGTCGGCGTCGATAGGGGAGAGGTCAATCGGGAGCAGGTAGGGGGCACCAGGGAGGCCCTTGATGGGTTCCGGGGAGATTCCCCAGGGGATGCGGGGCACGATGATTCCACGGAGCATTCAGCTACCTCTCTGGGGGGTGACGACCCCGCCGATTTCGGGCCCTTCCAGGTCATCCTGGGCGAGGATGATCCGGGCCGGCGCGGGGGCGAGGGTGATGAACTGGGTCCAGTCGACGGTGACGCCAGAGCCTTCCCCGTCCGCCGGCTTGCCCATGGCGACCTCAACGACTTGCTGGGCACCCCGGAGGGAACCGGCCAGCCGCTGGAGACCCTTCTCGTCCAGGTCTCCCTGGCGGAGTTTGCGGGCGACCTGGGCCTGGATCTGTTGTCCCGTGGCAGCGAAGGCCACCTGGGAGCGGACGCGACGGTCGGCCAGCTCCTGGATGAGGCGGGCATCTTCCTGGGTCCTCAGTTCACGCTGGAACGCATCCCGCTTCTCGCTCCATTCGCCTTCACGCGCCCTCATGTAAATCATGGTTTCGCTGATGTTGAACGCTCTCGCAACCTCGGCAAGGGTCGGCCAACGGCGCACATCGTCCACATTTGGGTTTTCGGGCAGAATCCCGTTGATGAACTGTCTCGCAACCTCCATCCATGCAATCTTTCGGGTGCGGGTGCGACGTTCCTTTTTGACGACAGGGGCAGGGGCTGGAGCTGGCTTCACCTTGGCTATTTGTTTGATTTTCTTCGGCTTAACAACTTCGGCCTTTTGCCCCTTCGGGACGAGCCGCTTGACAGCCTTCTTCCTCGGCTTGGTCCCGGTCATTTCGCCCGCCTTTGGGGTGATTTCGTGAGGTGCCAGAGGCGGCAATGGGGGCACCGGTAGGCATAGAGCAGGATCCCGTCAGCCTTGAACGCCTTGGCCGCGTTGCACTTGGCGATCCGCTCCGTCTTACGGGCGATCTTCGCCTGGGGGCACGACCTCATAATCAAGGGGTCGGTCACCTTGTCGGTGTATTTCTTCCGGCGGTTGAAATGGGCCTTGAGCGGGATCATGCGGATGCCTCAGTTGGTCTTCGCCCGACGCATGGAGAGGGGAGTCGACTCCTTGACCCACCACCTGGTGCCACCCTGGATGGGGGAGGCATGGAGGGCGCAGATGGACATAGCCAGCTCCATGTCGGCCTGGCTCACGTCGACGGCGCCGCCGGCCTTCCAGACGAGGGTGGAGACCAGGATGCGGAGGGCCAGTAGCTCGGCCTTGAGGGCTTCCTTGGTTTCCGGGACCATCAGGGGAATGTCGGGGGTGGGGGGCAGGTTCTTCAGGTTCTGGCTCATGCGGACTCCGGGAATTCGACAATCAGAAACAGGGCATCGGGGAAGGGGCTCGGAGTCACGGGAAGGTCGAGGAGCTTCACGAAACGGGTATCAGGCACCTTGTCATCGAGTCCCATTTCATAGACCAGGGCCTTGGCCGCGTTCTCCCCGACAGCCAGCCCGACGACCATCAGCCCCCGGCCCCGGGCGTTGGCCACGTTGAGCTTGATGGAGTAGAGGCTATGCCTCATGGCCATCCTCGGTGTGGCAATGGAGGGTGGCGGGCTGGATCACTTCGGCGTCCATCACGTCTGCCTCCATGTCGTCGGCGCTGGGTCGGGCATTGGGCCCGCGAAGGCGGAGCACCCAGCCGTGGCCGATGGGGTCCTGGTCGATGGTGATGCCGCTCCCGTCCCATTGGGCCCGCACGGCGGCGGCATAGGAGACCCGGAGGGATCCGCCCAGGGCAGCGATGGCGAGTACCAGGAGGGTGGGGATGGCGGGCTCGTCAAGGGGCGCCATGTGCCCGGGGAATTCTTTCTCGAAGGTCACGGCTTCACCTCCCTGGATGGAGCGAAGCACTTCAGACGCCCAACCTCACGGCCATCGCTGGTAATGATGGCTCCGACAAGGGGAACGACGCCCAGTTCGGCATTGATCGCGTCGACCAGCACGGCAGCCAGGGACTTGACCTGTTCCGACCGGACCCCAAGCACTCGCCCCGGGCGGGCCTCGCGGTAACGGGCCTCCACTTTGGCCATGATGTCTTCCAGGATCAGCATGTGACCTCCTTGCCGCCGCGCATGACCCGGGCGGTTCGGCCGGTGGCGTCCTGCCAGCGTTCCAAGATGCACTGGGCGAATTTGGGATCGAGTTCCAGGGAATTGCAGCGCCGGCCCATGGATTCACAGGTGATCAGGGTTGAGCCGGAGCCGCCGAAGGGATCCAGCACCAGCATCCCGGAGCGGCTGGAGTTCGTGATGGGCTTGCGGAGCAGCTCGACCGGCTTCTGGGTCGGGTGGCAGCGGTTCGCCAGTTCCCGGCCGCAGTTCCAGACCGTGGTCTGGGCTTTGTCGCCGCGCCAGAATTCCTTCTCTCCATTCCGGGCGGCGTAGATGACGGTCTCGTGGGCCGGGACATAGATCAGCGGCACCGCGCCATCCTTGGCGGCCAGGGCGACGGGCTCGTGCATCCAGCGATAGTGCTGGAAGCCATACCCGGCCTGATTCTTGGTCCAGATGATTTGGGTTTTGATGGTCAGGCCAGCGGAGGCCAGGCAGGACTCGAAGGTCGCATGGAGGCGGATGGGATAGAACACATAGAAGGCCGCGTCCTTCTTGGTTGCGGCCGACATCCCCAGGAACGCCTTGACCAGGAACTGCCCGAATTCCTCGGGGGTCTGGTTGTCGTTCTTGATTTTCTTGGGGTTCTTGCCGGCCTTCCCTTGGGACTTGGCGACCCATTGGGGGGCCTCGTAATCGACGTTGTAGGGCGGGTCCGTCAGCACCATGTCGGCTTCCTCGCCATCCATGAGGAGAGCCAGGTTCGCCGGGTCGGTGCAGTCCGCCACCAGGAGGCGATGCTGACCTAGCAGCACCAGGTCTCCGAGCTGGATCCAGGGTTGCGCCGGGGGATCGGGAACAGCGTCGGGGTCGGCGCCATCTTTCAGGCCGGAGGCGTCCTGAGGGAACAGTTCCGCCAGGGCATCCGCATCAAATCCGGTCAGGTCCATATCGAAGGCGCCGGTATCCAGCTCCGCCAGGATCGACTTCAGCTCCGGCAGCTTCCAGGTGGAAAGGTCGGTCAGGCGATTGTCCACCAGGGAGTAGGCGGCAGCTTCCTCGTCGGTCATCCGGGCCCAGATCGCGGGCACTTCCGGGTCATCCTTTCCGGCGATGATCTTCAGGGCGGCCAGCCGACCGTGGCCGGCAACGCACATGTTGGTTCCCTCCTGGAGCAGGAAGGGGGCAATGAACCCGTGGCCCTTGATGCTTTTAACCAGGAGGGCGATCTGTTCGGCGTCGTGGGCCCGAGCGTTCATGTGGAACGGCACGATCTTGGACAGCTTGATCCGCCCCGCCCGGCCCCGGGAAAGGATGTCCTGGAGGTCCACGGAGGATTCCGATTCAGGCTCGGGCGAGGTTTTCTTGGGCATTAGGCAACCTCATGAACGGTGTATTGGGTTTCGAGTCTCAGGGCCGGGATCGGCGCCACCAAGGGCGGCGGCATGATGAATCCACGGGTGACACAGGTGTTCGCCCAGGCCACGGCATCCAGTTCGGAGCCGTAAATCTTGATCCAGGTCGTGCGGCCGGCGTGAAGGGCGACCCCGAGTTTCCCGTAATTGGCATGATGCCGCTCGCAGAGCCCGAAGGTCTCGAAGTGGCTGGCCCGCACGGTTCCGTATCCGGTCCCATCGGGGCGGGTCTTGGAGTGGTGGACCTGGCAGTCCACCCGCTGGCCCAGTTCGCGCCAGCATCCGTAGCATCCCAGCGCATGGACGGCATCCAGGTGGGCTTGTTCGGCAACATTGTGTGACTTCCTCCGGGTCCGCTTGGCCAGGCCCTTGGACTTCATGGGTTTGGAACGAAGGAAAGGCTTCTTGCGCCGGAGGGGACTGGTTTTCATTTGGCCCCCCGTTTATTTAGGCGATGAATGACGTAGAAGGCCAATGGCCACCACAAAACGCTGAAAATGACGACGAATTCTAGTCGGTTGTTCATGAGGTCGCCTTGAGGACCTGGGTCGTCTTCAGCGTCTTGACCGATCCGCCATAGGCATGGGTCTGATACCAGACGAATCCCCATGGTTCGACGGCTCGGGCCTCAGCGAGGCGGACGTAGAGGGGATACGACTCCCGCAGGGGTGCGTCGGGGCCCAAGGCATGAAGGGCCCAGCGGGAAACACCCTGGGCAATGGCCACGTTCATGGCTCTGGCGTAGCTCTTTTTCAGGCGCCGATAACCAACAGCGATGGCAAGGTGTTCATTTTCGACACCGGCCGCCTCACAGCGATGGATCAAGGCTCCAAGGAATTTTGCCGCATCAGGCCGGACACCGCTTGCATCTTCACAGGCCCCAAGGAGCAACTCGATGCTTCGATTGATCGGTTGACCCATTGCGACACCCCGGCGATACCAAAGAGTGCTCTCGGTTAAGATCGTTGTCCAGTATGAGTTTTCGCCGTTTTGTGTTGTGTTTTGTAGTGCCGAAACGGGGGATTCTTGATTGTTTGTTTTTGTTTAAATTTTAAAATCACTTTTTTACACAATGCCAAGGCAGTTGGTGGGGGAGACAAAGAGAATCGCCCCGCCCTCAGATTTTCGAGAGGACGGGGCGACGGGGACGGGGATGGGAGGAGGACTAAAGCTGGAGACCCCTCTGTGACCCTCGGGAGTGGGCCTGGCCATCGCTTTCGGTTTCCCGTTCGATCTGCCGGAGGCGATTGAAGGCCCCTCGGAATTCCAGTTCCTGTTTCCAGCCGCTGGGGCCCGAGCGGTTTTTGGCCGACTTGACGTAGACCACCTTGGATTCAGCCTGTTCCTCCTGGGCGGCCTGTTCCTTGTCCCAGAGCATCCAGACCGCGTTGGCGTCTTCTTCCCAGGCCCCGGACTCCTTCAGGTCGGACAGCTTGGGCTCTCCTTCGGCGCCCTGCCGGTTGAGCTGGATCAGCGGGATGATGCAGATTCGCAGCTCCTGGGCGAGTTTCTTGATGCTCCGGGACAGGTGGGTCCAGCAAGCCGCGTCGTTGACGCCCTTCCCGAGGATCGGCTTGGCGATCAGCAGGACGTGGTCGATCCAGACGGAGGTCGCGCCGTGAACCCGCACCGCATCCCGGATGGCCGCCTCGACCATGGACCAGGACACCCCCGAGGGATGGCACCACGTCGTGATCCGGTCCAGAGTGTCGGCCTGGGCACAGATCGAGGTCACGCTGGAATCCTTCCAGGCGCCGGCCCGGAAGACCTTGTAGCCCTCCAGGGTCTGCCATGCCGCCATGCGGGCGTCGATTTCATCCTCGTCCATTTCGAGCGAGATCAGGAACGGATGGCCTCCCATCTGGGCCGTCCTCCACACCCCCTGGACGGCGAGGGCCGACTTGCCGACGCCAGGCCGGGCCCCGACCGTGATGACGTGGCCGGCGGCAGCCTCCACCGCGTCGTCCATCCGGGGCACCCCGAAGTGGGCCAGCTTTCCGCCCGCCGTCGCACAGCGGAAGGCTTCACCGGAGACGATCCGATCCATCAGGACGGTCCCTCGCCGGATCTTGATGGCCGACGCACCGCTGGAGAGATTCGAGAGCTGGGTGGCCAGGGACGAGATAGCATCCCCGACCGGATCGGCGAAGTCCTGGGCCCGGCGGATTGCCTCGGCGCCCAGCTTGATCAGTTCCCGGCCCCGCCAGAGGTTCGCCAGCCGCTCCACCAGCACCATCGGCCGGGCGACATCCTCGCCGCCCAGGATTTCGATCACACCAGAGAACCCGCCGACCCGCCCAAGGGTTCCCTGGGCCTCCAGCGTTGCCTTGATCGAGAGTGAGTTGATGTCTGCGGCATCGGCATAGAGGGCCTTGATGGCATTGCAGACGGCCTTGTTGACGGGGTGACTGAAATACTCCGGCTGCATCGCCAGGACGGCATGGTGGGCGTCGGCGTTGTCCGAGCCGGGGTCTAGGATTCCGGCCGCCCCCAGGGTTGCGAGGAGGGTCTTTTCGGCTTCGATGTCTTCAGGAACGATGATCGGCATTGATTTTCCTTTCAGGCTGATTCGATGGTGGGCTCAGGGCCCGGAGGTGGAGTGGTGGCTTGCTTCTGGCGGACATGCCAGAGCAAGATCGCGTCTGGCAACCAGTTCGCGCCCTCGCCATTGGATTGGTTCTCCTGCTTGCCGAAGTAGTACTGCGGAGCCTTGGTCTGCTTGGGTTTCCGGGCGAGATACATTTTCCAAGCTTCAACCAGGATGGTTCCGTCGAGTTTGGGGTGATCCTTCAGAATTTGGGTGATGCGCTGGGCCACCTTGCCGGGATCGACCGTGATCAGGCGCCCGTCACGATCCTCCGCCGGGGTGCATTTGGCGACTTCGTTGGTGGCCGTGGAGACCTCCAGGGAGTAGGCAACGAAGGGATCGACGTTGGTTGCCTCGGGCTTGGGCGTCCTCGGCTTCCTGGATCCCTTGCCCTTCCCCTTCGACTCCCCACCCGAACCCGAAGGGGTAGGGGTAGTTATCTCTTTTAGAGTTTGAGTTTGAGTTTGAGAGACGGGCGTGATGTCCCCCATTTCGGGGTAGTTTTCCGCCCCCATTTCGGGGTCGTGTCCACTGTCCGTATCATGGTCATGACCATCCCCCATTTCGGGGTCTGATTCATTTCCGTTTATCCTTGCAACAACTACCTTTCGTTGATATTTGGCGGCCTGTCTTTCGAGCCGTTCTGACCTCCAGCATTTGGCCGAATCATCCCAGGTGAAGAAGGTAGGAAACCACAGAACGTCATGCCTTACTTTGCGAACATCTGTCCTGGATCTCCGGCCGATCTCCACCGGATCTCCGGGCAATCTCCCGCCCATCTCCGAGCAAACTATCCAGTATCTAACTAGCCGACCAAACTGGTCGTCATTCAGAGCGGCGATGTCAACGTCACCCAGAACCTCCCGGCAGTAGAGGGCGAGGAACGGGCCAAGGGCGCGGGTGGACATAAATTAGCCTCGGAAGTATTCATCAGCCGCAGCCATGGCGGCCTCAGCGGAATGGAAATTTTCAGCGTCGAAATATGTGTTTCCATCCGCATCGGGGCCCAGGAACCGCCAGCCGGAGCAATCCTTGGCGAGGTAGACGTT